AAAAAAGACTGTATCAATCATTAGGGTCATACTCCTCTGCTTCTTTTATTTCTCGTTTGATACCTCGTAATTTGACTAATAAGGACATAAACTTGTCATCTTGAGGCATGACCTCTTTATCTATTAAATCAGTCAAAACTTTGGGGCATACTTCTAATGCTTCTGCTAGTAAACTTTTACTAAAAAAATATTTTTCTATTAAATGCTTTATGTCCTTACGCATTTTTATAACTTCTATTGCTTTAATCATCTCCACATTTCTTTGTAAAGACTTTTAGCAACTTCTGTTTCTCCAATACTAAAAGCATAGATACTATCGTTCATAACCTCTATCTTAATTTCATTGTTAGCAATAGCAGTAAGTAAAACTTCTGCGTCATTCCCGTCAAAGGTATCAAGCCAGTCAGATACTTCGCTATTAGTTATTACGTTGGACATCTTTTAAATCCTCTATATTAATTTGCATTACTGGTGTATCAGGATGACAATAATCGTCATACTCGTCCTCATATTCTGATACAAAATCAACTTCAAACTCTTGGTTTAAAGGATCTAAAACATGGTCGGCATTATTGCCACCATAACGATACAAATCAATAACATTGTTCTCTTTGTCTAATGAAAAATGTATATATGATCCACAGTAAAAATACTGTTTGTCTTTTGTTTGAACAACCTCAAAGCCTAAGTCTTCTAAAAACTCACTCTCTTTGATTGCTTGTAATGGTATTGGTTTGGTTGGTCTGTAATATGTTGACATGATTTTTACCTCCTAAAATTTTGATCTGTCAAATAAAGTGTAGCAATCAATATAATTGCTAATATTGTGTAGTATGTAATTTCAATCATGGTTATAAACTCCCTCTAAACAAATAGAATAATGCTCTTAAACGCCACTCGGATAAGTGGCGTAGGTGTTTTGGTATTCTTCTACGATCAATGTTGCTCATTTTAACTCCTTTAAATAATTAGCAAAATCTTCACGCTCTTTTGCATACTCTTCATTGGTAAGAACTCCGTATTCTTCTCTTGACTGTTTGAGTATTTTTAGTGTTTCTAAACCACGATACCCATCATCTCCAATAGCAAAACATACTGCTTCCATAACTTCTGCTTCTGTATATCTAGCCATTATGCTGACTCCTCTGCTTCAACTTTGGTAATCTCTGCTGAAACTTCTTCCCACTCTGTTGAGTCATTGAGAAGAGCAGATTCCTCTGCTTCTTCCCAATTAGTAGCTTTTACATAAGCACGTTCAACTGTGGTAAATGTTTTAGTAACACAAAATTCTTTTTTTGGTTCACTCATGCTGACTCCTCTTGTAGTGTTAATTGAGTCAATGTATCAACTAAAGGTGTAAAGTCATTTTCTATAAAATTTTTATCAAGTATCTTATAGTTATCGTCTACCTCCATACCCTCGCATACATACCATTGACCACGCCTAAAAATATAGATCCATTCTATATCCCATTGAATATCATTTAGATATGAATGTAATGAATGATATATCATTGGTGCGTCTTCGTGTTTCCTACCCTCTATTGAATCTTTAATGGTAGGTTGCAGAGAAACAAAATAGCCCTGATTGGCTAACTCTTCTGCTTGTTTTGGTGTGTTGTAATTCTCATTGAGTATTACTCCGTTATATTCTGGGTATCCGTCATAATGACAGTAAGCCACTACAACTTGCCCGTTTGGTCGCTCGTAAGCGATATTACTTCTCGTTCCCATTTTGTATACCTCCTATAGTATTATATATGGTTAATCACATATTTAATGATACTATTTGTATCCAATATGTCAAGCATTATTGTAAACAATATGTAGCTAATTAATATTATAGAGTTTATTTATATGTAGGGATTTTAAGGATTAATCGCATTTCTCTTGTCCCTCGCTCTCTCTTCCAAAAAAAATCATGCACAAAATGGCTATAAAGCCAGTCGGGTCGGGGTGTCGGGTTGTCGGGATATTGTGTCGGGTCGGGTCGGGTTGGACTATACACATAATATAACACAGATCCACAGCTCCCTGGGTGTTATTGCTGCCAGAGGCAACTGCGTACCTGGGAAAAGCTCTTTCAAATAAAAGATACATTTTGTAGACAACAGATAGAAAAAGTAGTAGAATATACTTTTACTTAATAGGAGAAGTATTATGAAACAAATTAGAAAATTTGAACAAGAAGCCATAGTCAATCAGATTATGGAAGGTGTGAAAGAAAGACTTGATAGCAAAATAGAAAAAGCTAAAAAGTCTAAAGAGTATAAAACTCTAGCTAAAAAACATGATAGCGTTGCCAAGTTGGATTTGGCAATACAAAGTATGCAAAAAGCCAGAGAAGAAGAAGTAGAAACACTTAATGAGCAGATAAAAAAGTTTAACGACTTTCATACTGTAGAGAATGTTGGTGTTTCTACAGTAAGATATAGCCATGATGAATTGTCATGGTGGAAACATGAATGGGCAGTTAAAACTCAAGTAGCTGATAAACTTGCTATCGCATTACTTGAACCTAATGCACAGGATAGAATTAAAGAAATAATAACTGCTATTGCTAGTGAGGTATCTTGATGTAGTTTGTGCCTAGACTGATAAGCCCGACTTCGTGTCGGGTTTTTTATGTCGGGAGTCGGGAGTCGGGTTTACTTGCTACTGCGTAAGAGAAACACACATATAGGAACACAGGAATCCAGAGCTAGATCCAGACCCCAGGCAGCGTGATCAAGCTGTTGCATATGTGGGTTGACATTTTGTATCCAGTAGATACAATAAGCTTTTACAAATTAGGAGAAGAAGTATGTATAAAATAGTAAGGTTTTACAGAGACAGTGATCATAAAGACCACAACAAAATAATCAAAACTGGACTAACTGAGGCAGAAGCCCAAGAGCACTGCCAGAGAGAAGACACACATGAACCAGGAGTTTGGTTTGACGGTTATACGGAAGAATGAATGGATACGCTCTTCTTATTAACAGTTGGCGTGTATGTGGTGGTGTTCCTAATGTCGGGTCGGGCGTAGAGTATTACTCATGAGCGACTCAACAGCCACCACAGAAGCCTTACACAATGAGGCAAGATCTCCCAGGGAAGCTCTGGGTTATGTCGGGTACTGTCATCTCGGGACAGCTCGGGTTTGGAGTGCTACTTACGAAGGATGTGACACAGAGGCCGTAGAGTTTATGCAGCATGCTCCCAGGTATGAAACCAGGAAAGGCCTATTTATTTATAAGCTGATAATGGGCGAAGAAAAAAAGTTTATAAAAAGGATACAAAATGTAGAAAGGGTGTGATACAATTACCTTATCTTTAAAAAACTATTAGGAGGTTATTATGAAGATAGAAATAAACATATTTGGAACTGTGTTAGGTAAAGCAATAGAGCATAACTGCCAGTCTTTAATCATCAACGGAATAGAAGTGATTAGAAACGGAGAGATTGCAGAAGAGCATTTGCAGATAGAACAACTACAAAACACTGGACAAGTTGTTCCTTTAGAGGAGTTAAACTAATGTCTAAGATTGAATTTGAAATCAATAGAGAAAGCCAGTTATATGACAAAGCTATGTTGGAAGTTATAGAACTTCCAGAATGTAAAGCTGACTATAAAACCTTTTGCAAAGTAGCACATAATCGTTGGCTAAAGCTGATGTTGAATGAGAACTTAATTAACATAAAAGAATATAGAGAGGGGGTTGTAGATGTGTGATTGGAAAGTTAATCCAATTGATATTAAGTCAAATGCAAAACATGGCAAGATATTATCAACTGCTAATATTCAAGATTGTCGCGACATAGATATACCAACTAATTGGATGAGTGTCGCTGAAAAAATGAAGATTGGAGATTGTGTTGTTTTTAGTCAAAAGAACTTAGCAAATAATTTTTATGGCTCTAGTCGTAGGGTTGGCATTTGGTTAGCTAAATATGTTAGAGGAGATGTCATCGCTTACACAAGATATGAATAACTAATATTAGTCGGAGGATTAAGGGAGTTTTATGCTCCCTTTTTTTATGTCTAGGATTCTTTTAGGATCACAAAAATAGGTCGGTACCATCAATTTTGGTAGGGGGGGGACACAAATCTGGGTGCAAGTATATATACACACACAAGGTTAATAACTCATACAAACAAAAAACATATTTAACACATTTCATCTTTTTGTGTTAATATCAGATTTTAACCACGAGGTATCCTATGGAAGAAGATATGATGGATATGCAGGTACAACCTGTTATGCAACCAGAACAACCGATGATGCAAGGGACTCCTGCCCCCCAAGAATCTCCTGGTCAAATGCAACAAGATTTAGATCAAATATCAGGATCTGAGCAAGAAGAGGCTAAACAAGCCCTCATGCAAATTATAAAAATTTTACAACAAATGGTATCTCAAGGTGCTACAGATGAGCAGATAGAGGCTTTTTTGCAAGAAGTTGGTATAACTATGGAAGAATTGCAACAAGCTAGGGAGATGTTTGGCATATGAGGAATATGAGAGAAATGTTAGGCGAGGCTGGTAGAACCATGTCTGATTTAGATATGCTTAAAAATAGAAATATTGCTGCAGCGTTAGGAGAAAGTGGTAGAACTCTTTCAAATAAAGATAGGATGATGATAGAAGATATGTTGGGACGCACCATGTCCGACAATGAACCTATGATGCAAGACAGATCTCCTGCAAATCAGATGTTCTCTATTGACTCACAGATAGAAAACCTTATGAAATCGTACAATATGCTTGTAAATGCACAAGAATTTGGTAGAGCACAGGAAGTTGCAGACCAAATTGACCAGTTACAACAGCAAAAAATAGGTATTCAAGCTCAAAATGACCCTCAAACAGGTTTTTTGTCAAATATAAATACAAATATACGAGAAATGATGGGAGAAAGTGGGAAAACCATATCAAATCAAGACAGAGAAGCCATATCTAGACTACTAGAATCTATATCTGAGTAGCCTACCATGGCTGAACCAAGCAGAAATTACGATTTAATAAAAAAACAAATTGATGCTGGCAATATACGTGAAGCCTACAAAACTTACGAAACATTACCCTTAAAAGATCAAATAGCCATAAGCTTATCTCCCATCGTTGGAGATGCACTTGCTGCTTTTGAAGTTGGAGAGTTTGGTCGAAGAGCAAGAACCAACATACAAGAAGATGATAAACTTGGTGCAGCAGGTAATATAGCACTTACTGCATTAGCTGGATTAAGTTTAATACCTTTACTTCGATTCCTTCGTGGTGCGAAAGCTGTAGGAAAAACTGCTACTAAGGTTGCAGAGGCTCCCAAGAAAACCGATAAACCCCCTGTTGAAGAGCCGTTACAACTTTCTGCACCCAAGGATCCTCCATTACCTAAAGTAGAGCCTTTTCAACCAAAAGGTATAGATGAAATAAGTTATAACACCTTACAACCGAGTATTAATTTAAATTCTAAAGCTAGAAAGTGGGTTAATGGCTATCACCCTAAATCTTTGGGTAAAAAAGTACAGGAGCTACCCCCACAAGAATGGGTCAATAAACTTATTGATGCTGGAATACCTACAGGAGAGCTTCGATTACTAAATATTATTGATGAATCCAAAGACATACATCCTAAGTTTTTAAACGAAACAGCAGGTTCAAATAAAGTATCCAGAGGGTTCCTTGATGATTATATGGCCCGACAGCAAAGAGATGCTATCCAAATGAGAGGTGTTCCAAAAGATAAGCTTGCATCTCCTGACACTACTTTTACTAACAGAGATTTACAAAGAACACAAAACCAAGCTGTTTACCATGTAAGAGGTTCAGGGGAATATCGAGGACAACCAGATCATTATTCAAACTTAAAGTATCCCGATGGTACTACTGGCAATACAGCTTATGTATTTGATGGTGTTGGTACTAATAATCCACTGTCTAGGTTAAACATAGAATATGCTGAAGGTTTCTATCCTCCCTCTACATACGACACGATAGATGAAGCTTTAAAAAAAATAAACCTTGAGGAAAGTGACAAAATAACCAGCATATTCAGAGTGCAATCAGATTTTCAAGGCGAAGTAGCTGATACTTATTTGCCTAAAATGAAAAGAGATTTTGCAGCTGCTATTGGAACTATTGAAAATACAGACAGGTTACCTTTTATAAACATAAATAACGCAAAACGTAGTTATAGCCAAAATATTACTGATCAACTAAAAGGCATGAACTCACAATCACGTATGTTGTCTAGACACTTAAAGCCTGCTTTTGTAAAAGCTATATCAAATGGGGACACAGATGCTCTGAAAAAAATACTTGGTGATGATTTATACAAAGCATTTACTGATGACAAATTAGCAGAAAGAATACCAGGTAAATTTTTTGCACCAAATGAAGCTTTTGATGTAGGTAATACAGGTAGATCAGTAAGCTTTACAGAGTTTGTAGATGACGTTATATCAAAAAATCCAAGAATAAGCAAAGATACAGTAATTAACTATATATTTAACAAAACAAGTGGCGATGTGTTAGAAGCTATTGGAGATTTAGGTGCGTCCAAAGAGGCAACACCCGTTATAGAAACTATTTTTAAACAAAGAAGATCCATAGATGCGATAAACAAAAAAATTATAGGTAAGTCTGCAAACTCACGAGGTGGTTTTATAGATCCTGCCCAACAAAAAATAATCATGCAAAAACTAAAAGGATATAACGACTATGTAGATGCAATTAATGATGGAATAGCTCGTGGAGCAGATAAAGAGGCTGTAGACAAAATTATAAGTAAATTAGACAAAACTGTACTTGATGAGGGTATAGACAAACTAAGTATTTCCCCAAAAGAAATAGAAAGAATTACTGGCAAACCATTCTCACAATCTTTAGACAAAACTCCAGAAGAAATATTTTATACCCTTAACGAAGCAGGGACACAAAAATATATTAATGTACCAAATACCCCAGGAGATTTAGCTAAAGCCTACTTTGATGATATTGCAGATGAAGGCAAAACTTTCTTTGAGTTAGCAAATGGAGTTAAAGTGCTTAAAAAAGCTGTAGGAGTAAATGCTAAAGATTTTGGTATGAAAATAGATCCATATTTCGATGGTGGTCAATCTAAATATATGAAACTACCTGTAAGAGCTAGAGTTTTAGCTGCAGTAAAAGGTGGACAAGATGGTATTCATATAGGTAATAAACAAGCTATAACTGAACAAGCTGAAGACTACGATGTTATTATGAAAAATTACAAAAGCGGTGAAAATGAGCTACAAAAAATATTAGATGAGCTTATTCCTAGTAGAAAACAACAAAAAGGCATGATTTCAAAAATAGAAGGTACCGATACAGAATTTGATGGAACATATCTTAAATTTACTGATGATTTTAAAAAAGCTGTAGCAGAAAAGGGTATTGATGCTTTTAAATTAGGTGGACCTGTAGAAATAGACAGAATGTTAGCCGAGTTATGAACCTAGCACATCTATCTGACCAAGAAATAAAAGAAACCTTAGTTCTTAAAGAACGCCTTGAACTACTAAAAAACCAAGCAAAGTGTCAAGATAGTTTCCTAGAGTATGTAAAATACATGTGGCCAGAGTTTATTTGTGGTCGACATCACAAAATTTTTGCACAAAAACTAGAAGACGTTGCAAACGGCAAAATCAACCGTTTAATCGTTAATATGCCCCCCAGACACACTAAATCAGAGTTTTGTTCTACCTATTTCCCAGCTTGGATCATGGGTAAGCAACCGAATCGTAAGATTATGCAGACTACTCACACAGGCGAACTAGCTGTAAGGTTTGGTCGTAAAGT